TGGGTAAAGGATAATTATCTTAGAGATCCAACACGCAAACCAGAATGGGTATGACTACATTAAAAACTGAGAAGTTATTAAAAATACTATTAACGGTGAAGCGTAAAGCAAAACCGAAGTATCCTCCTACAAGGAAATCCTACAACATACACACATACGGATGAAAAAAATTTACATTACCATGATTTTATCTGCAGCAGCATGGTGTGGTGTAGCACAAGCATGTAGTCCTCCCCTAGATGGTAGTGAGTTTACTTGTCCAGATAGTCTTGATGATGTGAAACTACCAAGAGAAGAATTAAAAGGGGAAATAGATATATGGAATGTAAATCATCTCATGAGTATAGAACATATGTTTATAAGGAATGCAAGAAGACAAAAGATGGAAGAAAATATGACTCAACCAGTTGATGCTTTAGATGCTGCACTACAAAATTATAATAATAACCTAAATAATTAGGTGGAGACCTGCTGAACTAATGGCAAAGAATACAGACTTAGCAGATGTAAATGAGATTTACACTGCTTTTGTATTAAATAAGAACAAATTTCCTGACTCTGCATCAGAGGATCAGTATAATAGAAAACTAGCACTGTTAACTGAACAAGAAGGTTTACAGCAGATTGGTCGTGCAGTTGTCATGGCAAAGAATTTTTTAGCGTGGGGAAGGAGACATGGATATGAGGGTGTTCAAAAAGTATATTGGACAGCAAGACCTGGTTTTTCTTTTAAATCGGTAGTAGGTGTAGATGTAAATCAAAAGAGGAATCCCACTGATGTTCTAATTAAGTTTAGGAAAGGTGGGTTTCTTGGTTTATCTGCCAAGTCAACCAAAGGTAGAGGTGACATTGCATTTAAGAATCCTGGCGTAGGTACTGTAGAAAAAGATTTGAATATAAAATTAAATGATATTAATAAAGAAGCAGTAAAAATAATCATTAAAGATTATAACCTACCTCAATCAGCAAGTAGTAGAAAGGCAGCACTGCGTAGTAATAAAGCAACTAAGATGATAAGTGAAAAGGTTGGTCAGGCAGTTCTAAATGAAATGAAAGATCTTATGTTAAAGAAAGTAAATAAACTTGACCAAAGCAAGAGAAGGGATTATATTATAAAGAGTTGGATTGATGCGGATGCAGATTTGTATCCTCCATATGTCAAAGTAACAGGTAAAGGTAGTAAATCACCTTATACTGCTGACGTAGAAGATCCTTTAAACAATCCTAAATTAAAAGCATTGCTTGAATCTAAGATTACTTTTGAATCAGTTGGTAATGAATCCATTGGTGTCAAAGCAGGTACTAAAAAAATTCTTAAGATGAGGTTTAAATATGAGTCTGAGAAACTAGCAAGTAGTATGAAAATGTCTGGAGATCCTTGGTAGACACTTTATAAACTGGCACACCTATACTCATGGACTCCACTCTAGAGTGTTATAATAATGGCATAGACACAGATGCCATGCCCAACAAACACCTCGACCATCTTGAAGATTTGATTCTCTATGGTCGTAGGGAAGCAACAAATGCTGTGAATGAGATAATGAACGATCCCAAATTGTCTGTCAAATGGGATGGTGCACCTGCTATAGTATTTGGAACTGATCCTCGTAATGGTAAGTTCTTTGTTGGCACAAAGTCTGTATTCAATAAGATCAAGGTAAAAATTTGTTATGATCAGACCGACATTGACACGCATTACAAAGGGGTTCTTGCAGACATCCTTCGTTTATGTTTGCATCATCTTCCTCGTATCGGTGGTATTGTTCAAGCTGACTTCATCGGGGTCAGTGGCGGTATGGTTTATCGTCCTAATGTTGTGGAGTATCGCTTCGCTCAAAAGACTTACGGCTCTATTGTCCTTGCTTGCCATACTGGTTACACAGAAATATCTCCTGATGCTATTGGGTACGGTGGGATTAATATCTATGGTGAAGATTCTTGTCACTTCTTAGGAAGTAATGAAGCGGACGCACATATCACTAAACTACCAGATTTTAATTGGATAAAGTTCTTACTCAGGGTTGCACGTTGTAAGATTCCTAGTGCAAAAGTAAGACCATTTATCTCTAAACATATCAACTCATTCATTCGTGCGGGTAGAATTCCGCGTCCTCAGGAAATGTATGACTCGTTAGATGATAAATATAAGTGTGAGATCAATGTTACTACATTCAAAGTGTGGCATATGCTCTATGAACTCAAAGAACGTTTACTAGAAAACATAAAAGTTACTGGCAGCGTTAAATGCTACATAGATGGTAAACCTACAGAACACGAGGGATTCGTTACTGTTGCGGAACACCCTATTAAAATTGTAGATCGATTGACTTTTAGTAAAGCAAATTTTAATCTAGATAAAAATTGGACGAATGAAAAAATTTAGTGCTTTCCTAGACGAAGCAGCAAGATCATTTGCTGCAAAAGCCGCTGAAAAATTACAACTAACTCATGTAGGATATGGAAAGTATGCTGATGCTGCTGGCAATGTCACGCATATGAGTAAGGATGGCAAATTAATTAAATTAGGATCAGATGAACGAGGAACAGCAACGCAAGCAGGAGGAGAAGAAACTGCAAATGGCGAGGGTCAGGTCGATCAAGGTAGCATATCTATTACTTTTGGAAGATTTAATCCCCCTACTATTGGACATGAAAGTTTAATTGCTAAAGTAGCAAGAGAAGCAAAGGCAAGCGGAGGAGAGTATAGAATATATCCAAGTAGATCCCAAGATCCTAAAAAGAATCCTCTGGATCCTGGTACTAAAATCAAGTTTATGAAACAAGCGTATCCAGAACACGCTAATGCTATTCAGAGCAGTGAAGATATGAGAACTATCTTTGATGTATTAACTGCTATTGATAGTGAAGGATACAGTTCAGTTAATTTAGTAGTTGGTGGAGATAGAGTTAGTGAATTTAATTCACTAGCAACAAAGTATAATGGTAAGTTATATAATTTTGAAGATATTAAAGTAACTTCAGCAGGTGACAGAGATCCTGATGCTGAAGGTGTAGGAGGAATGAGTGCATCTAAGTTGCGTAAGGCAGCAGCAGAAGATGATTTTTCAGCATTTGAAAAAGGAATTCCTAAAGTTTTATCAAAAAAAGATAAAGAAGCCCTATATCTTACATTAAGACAATCAATGAATGTTACAGAGTCGTTTGACGATTTCGCTGAAGCATCATATGATCTATATGAGATTGCTCCTAAGTTAGATCCTCAAGGTCTAAGAGAAGCATACTTTGATAAAGAACTTTTCGCAGTAGGTACTTTCGTTGAAAACAGCAACACAGGGATCCTTTCTAAGGTTGTTAGTAGGGGTAGCAATTACGTCATCAGTATTGATGAGCATGATAATATATTTCGTTCTTGGTTAAAGGACTTGGTAGAGAAAAATGATAGGTTTGGTTTTGATTGGACACCTGCAGGTGAGCAAGGAACAGATGAACTTGCCAACTATATGCGAAGAATGACACCAGGAGAGTTCATTAGAAAGATAAATAAAAAGGATAAGGTTACTACAAAAAAATGAAAGGTTTAACAAGAAGTGCATTTGGTGAAGATTTGCCAGATATGTCTACAGCTTACAATGAAATTTGTAGGTTAGAAGAAGGCAAGAAAAAAAAGTTAGATCCAGTTGGTAAAGAAGACGGAGACGTTGACAACGATGGAGATAAAGATAAGAGTGATGATTATCTTTTAAATCGTCGTAAGACAATTAAAAAAGCAATGAAGAAAGGTCACGTTAACGGTGAAGAAGATAAAGAAGATAATGTTGAAGAAGCATATACTGTAACCAATGCTGACAAGAAGGGCAACACACCTGCATATAAGAACTTTAAAGCAGGTATGAAGGGTAAGGATGGCAAACCTTTGTATAAGGCAGCAGATCACATGAAGGAAGAAGAGATTCATCCTGATGATAATGCTCTATCACCAGAAGAACTAGAGAAGGTAGCACAACTTTCTAAAGAATGGGATGAGAAGATGAAAGAAGAAGCACTACCAGAAGGAAGTGCGTACGGTATGACCAAAGGATCAGGCACACCATCAGGTGCTATGGCAGCATTTGCAAAAGCACCAAGAATGCAGAAAGGTGCAATGGCATATGATGGTCCTAACAAGGCAGCAAGTGAAGCAAAGGATAGAATCCTTGCAAAAACAAAAGCAAAACGTGAGGCAATGAAAAAGTAATGCTATCATTTAGAGCACTCAGCGAAAAAAAGAAAGCTAAAGTCTTAATCAATCCTAAGATGAAGGATGTAATGGAAGGTGGTGCACCTATTACCATGCATCCTTATTCAAAAGGTGGTTTAGTTAAGAAATCAAAATCAATGAAAGAGAATCATGGTGAAGACTGTGGTTGTATGAAGTGTGAAAAGCAAAGAAGAAATGATGATGTCAATGATGGACCTGATGTGCAGAATGAAGCAAAGGTAGATAA